ACATTATTTGGTTTTTTGAAAACTGGATAAGTTTTATTGTTGATGAGTCTCAAGGAGCAAGAGGAGGAAAACCAGGATCAACAAGTTATAACTATTTTTATAGAGCAAGATTTCCGTCTGAGTATCAAACAAATATTTTTATTAATAAATTTGAACGTGACTATAAAGGAACTTATTTGGAATATGTTTTCTTGCAGGCATATCCATTATCCATTAGTGCAATGCCGGTTTCTTATGAATCCTCTCAGTTATTAAAATGCACGGTCTCTTTTTCATATACAAGATATCTCATAAACAGAAAAAATTATAAATAAGTCGATAAATAAAGTAAGAAAGTGAATAAAGATTATGCCTTTACCTACAATTAGTACACCAACTTATGAATTGGTACTACCTTCAACTGAACAAAAAATCAAGTACAGACCATTTTTAGTAAGAGAAGAAAAATTATTAGTATTAGCTTTAGAGACTGAAGATACTAAAGAGATTACTAATTCAATTAAGCAAGTAATTAAAAACTGTGTCCAAACTAAAAATGTCAAAATTGAATCTCTTCCAACGTTTGACATTGAATATCTTTTCTTAAATATCAGAGGAAAATCCGTTGGTGAGGAAGTTGAGGTTAATATAATCTGTCCAGATGATGGAGAAACACAAGTTCCTGTTACAATTCCTTTGGATGAGATTAACGTTGTTCGTGATGAAAAGCATACTAAACAAATTAAGTTAGATAATTCTCTGACGATGGACATGAAATATCCATCATTAGAACAATTCATTAAAAATAATTTTGATACCAATCAAGGAAACGTAAGTAACATTGATCAATCCTTTGATTTAATTGTTGAGTGTATTGATAAAATTTATTCAGATGAAGAAGTTTGGGCATCTGAAGATGTGACCAAAAAAGAACTGAAGGAATTTTTGGAGCAAATGAACTCAACTCAATTTAGAGAAATTGAAAAGTTCTTTAGTACGATGCCAAAACTTTCTTACACAGTCAAAGTAACAAACCCAAATACTAAAGTTGAAAGTGAAGTTGTTCTTGAAGGTCTTGCAAGTTTTTTCGGGTAGCCATGTCCCACATGGATCTTGAAAACTATTTCCGTTTAAATTTTGCTTTGATGCAATACCATAAATATTCTTTGACGGAAATAGAAAATATGATGCCATGGGAAAGAGACATTTATGTAATGTTATTACAACAGCATCTTGAAGAAGAAGAATTAAAACGTAAGCAAGCAGAATCTAATGCCAGATAACAATGTTATCAATAAGCAAATCGTTGATTTACTAAATCTTCAAGATGATTATGAAATTTCTTACGAGGATTATTTTCGTGCGCTAAGAGAGGCAGCAATTGCTGCCAGAATGGTGAATTCAAAGTATTCTTTTGACGAAGCAGACTTAATAACAGTAGAATTAACAAGAGTAAAGAAGTTAGATAAAAATACAGTATTCGTAACTTCGCCGGATGGTTTAAAGGAAAAAACTAAAAAACCAGAAGCTAAATCAAAGACAGTAAATGTAAATAATTTTCTTAATAAGAAATTACCATCTTCAGATCCGGTCAATAATAAAATTAATAAAAAAGCTTTACTGCCAAAGAAAGAAGCAGATCAAAGTTATAAAAAAGCTTCTAAACCTCCTGAAGAAGTTAATACTCAAAAAACACAAAAGGATAATGAAGGTATTTTATCGATACTCAAAAATATTGATAAAACTTTAGAATCAATTTTAACAACTTTAATTAATTTAAATAAGTCCCAACAAAAATCACTTGAGAGGGATAGACTTGGTGCGGAAAGAGGTCGTCGTGAAAAGGGTGAGTCTAAATTAGAGGCTGGTGGTGGACTAAAAAAAATTACAGACTTGGGAAAAAAGGCTTTAAGACCTTTGCAAAGTGTTTTTGATGGTTTGATTGACTTCTTGAAGAAGGTCATTCTTGGAAGAATTTTTAATATGTTTGTGGATTGGTTGAAGGATCCAAATAACAAAAAAACTTTTGATACCATTGTAAAATTTGTTGCGGACCATTGGCCTTTATTCCTTGGTGCATTTGTTTTATTTGGAACCTCTTTCGGAACTTTTATAAGATGGTTTATAGGAACTGCAGCTAGATTCTCACTTTCATTTTTAAAAATAATCCCACAACTAATTTCCGCAATCGCAAAGACAAAATTGGGTCTAGCGGGACTTGTCGGTGCAGGATTATTTGCAGCTGGTGCTATAATACCAAAATTATTTCCACAGACAGTTGATGCTGAAGAAAGAAAGACTGAGAAAGTTCCTGGGACTAAAAATGAAAAGGTAGAAAAATTAAAGGAGCAAAAGAAAAATTTAAATTGGTTTGATCAACTTAGAGGAGTTGGATCGGAAATTGATGAACAAATTCATTACTTGGAAACTGGAAAAACCAAGTCATATGCAGAAGGTGGAACGTTAGAGTCTGATACAAAAAAATCACCAAATATTGCTGATAAATTAAAAGGAATTTTTGGAAATGCAAAACAAAATGTATTTGATTCTATTTCAAATAAGGATAAAAATGAAAAGGGATCAAAATTAACTGCAAATAATTTTACTCCAAAATCTAATGTTGGATTGCCAATATCCGGTGCTGGTAGAGATAATACTTTATTGAGTGCATCTCCTGGAGATGCTGTTTTAACATCCGATGACATTAAGGATATTAAAAATAAATATGGAATTAATATTTCCAAAAATATTGGTAAGGGAAATTCTCCAACAAATTACGGAACTAATCAAGTAGCCGTAAACACAAATGAATCTATATTAAGTTTAAATGACCAAAAAGATCTTTATAGCAAATATGGAATCAATATTCCAGAATATCTTCAAGGTAGAAAACCAAAGACAGTTAAATCATCAAATATAAAAGTTAATAATGGATATTCTTCTGGTGGAGTTATTGGTCAATATCAGTCTGGTGGAATAGTTCAAAACACTGCCTTTAACCCAATAGCATTTAATTCTTCACCATTAACATCCACACCATCCACACCATCCACACCATTCCCATCAACTCCATTAAACCTCAGTGGATTAAATAGTGCTTCCATAAGTAAACCGGTTAATTTTAAAATTGATGGAAAACAGGATTCACCATCAAAATTTGATTTTAAAACTGAGTATTATAAAGTAGTTAATATACTTGATTCAATAACTTCAAAAGATAAAAAATCTGCAATGCAAAAGCAAGCAGATGAAATTCGTGAAATGAGAGAAAGGTCTTTACAAAGACAAGGAAAATCCGTAGAAAAAAAAGATTCGCAGAATTATTTTCAAACTGCATTTTCACCTTTCCTCAATTCAGTTAATTCTGCATTTTCTTCTGTGTGGAATTTTCTTGGAAATCGTGAGGAAGAAAAAACCAATGCACCAGAAGGTTTAAATAATACTTCTTTAGATCCCAAAGTTATTGATCATATTGTAAATATTTGCGTTAAAAGAGTTTCTGATATAATAAGGTACAATGTTAATCCTGCTGCTCAACAGGAGGGATCTCCAGCTCCATCTCCGGTTGGAGATATTGGAGATAGTAGACCAACAATTCAAGCAACTCAAGCAACTCCATCGGCATCTTTGGTATCAGTACCTGGACTGTCACAATCAGCACCTACCCCTACAGCATCTCCAGCAGTGACAACTCCCTCGTCTGGAGGATATAATTTATTTGGTGGGGACAAACCAAAACCAGATGCTGCACATAAAAGTTCTGGTGTTGGAACATCAGCAGCTAAAATTCTGCAAGGAGCAAAATCTATAGTTGGTATGGGAAGAGGATCTGGTAATAAATGTGCAGATACTACAAGGGCTGCATTGAAAGCTGCTGGACATCCTGCAGCAAATAAAAGAACAAAAATAGGGGATCTTGATACTCCAAAAGGAACTGCATATAATGGCGCATCCTTTGCGGCATCATTTGGTGGATCTGACATGGGGCAAATAATAACCCAAAAATCTCAAATTAAGGCTGGTGATCTTGTTCTTTGGAAACAAACTTCTTCTGGTGGGAAGTATAATAAGGGTGCTATTACTCACGTAGGTATTGCTGCTGATGATGGATTAAAAAATCAATACGATCACAATACCTCAAGAGGGTTTCATTATAGACCTCATTGGGATTCTGCGGCAGGAACGTCGTGGTTTGCTGGAGTTAGGTTAAATGGCACTGGAGGTGGTGGATCCACATCAAGTACTGCATCAACAAAAGATAAGGAGACCCCTGCTCAGGGTGGTTCTGGAGGTGGAGGAGGAGTTGGTGATGTCGGTGATGTCAGATCAACTTGGACTAAAGAAGATCAAATTGCATTTGATGCGAAAGGAACTAAAGGTGTCAGTGAAATTGCTGCAGGTCTTGCAAGTGCTTCTCCATCGCAAACACTTGTTCCAGGTGTTTCTCCATCGGGAAAACCTACCCCAAGTGCTTCTCCATCGCAAACACTTGTTCCGGGTATTTCTCCATCAGGGAAACCCACCCCAAGTGTTTCTTCTTCCGAAATTGATAAGATGAGTATTGAGCAACTTAGAGGAATGTTAGATCCAACAAAAACGGGAGCATCTAATCCCGCAGTTTTTGATGCAGCAAGATCGGCAAGGGCAGAAGCAGTTGCTTTAGGTCTTCCAAAAGAAGAAGTTGAAAGAAGAGTTTTAGTCGCTTCTGTTAAAGCAAAACAGGGAATAGTTTCAAATAGAAGTTCTTTCGGAGGTACTGACAATTCAATATCCGGAACTGTCAATGAACTTCGTCAAATGAGAGCAAGATCTTTAGAACGTCAGGGAAGAACTTCTGAGGCATCAATTTTAAGAGCATATGGAACTAAAATGCCAAATTTACTTGGCAACCAACAAAATTTATCGTTATCGAGTGGATTTAATATACCAAAAGGATCTCCTGAAGTTGGATTTAAACCAATGCCAGGATTGACCAATGTTACCGAAAATACAGGAAAACCAGTCACTGGTGCTTCGGTTGATAGTAGAAGAGTGGATGGAGGAATTTTTGGAAAATTTGATGTTTCTCCTGGGGAAATTTTAATGAATCCTTATGTGATTACAAAAGAAGCTGCAAATAAAGGAGCTGCAACTGAGGCATTATCATCGGTTAAGAGTGTGGTTGCTA